AGGTCCTTTACCACTCCTTCCAACTGCTCCAGTGTGGTCATATATGTACTTCCTCCTTGTGGCGCAGGCGTCGCCCCCTGCGAATAATAAACCTTGTTCATGGCCATCTCGCCCACGGGCTGCTCCAGGAGCGCCCGGACGTTGACCGCCAACTCCTCGGCCTCCTCGGCCGCAAAGTCCTTGAAAATCTCCACCAGGTTAAGAAAGGCCGCCTGCAGGCGGGCCGGAATACTGGAGCCGTCCCCCTCCGCCTCGGCCTCATAGGCCACATCGCCCAGCAAGCAGCGGAGGTCATAGAGCCGGGACGCCATGCGGCCCACGTCATTAAGCCGCTTTTGCAATGTCCCGGCCTCAGCCGCCGGTAGCGCAGGCGTTCCCGCCTGCGGTCTTTGAAAATCTTTCTCTTCCTGGCTGCCGTCCACCTTCACCAGCGTGAAGCGTGCGGATTTGATCATGGGATTGTCGGCCAGGGAGAGTTCCGTGGGCACTGCGGCGTAGTAGGTCAGGCCATCCACAACCCGTTTGGGGCCATAAGCTCCGCCGAAGGAAAAGCCGGTGTAAACCCCCGCCCGCACTTTGTTGACTTCGTTGGCGTCCACCACCTTGGCCACTACATCCACAGCCTGCTCAGTGTCGTTGAACTCCAGGGCGGTGAGCTTGCCCGCAGCCACCCGGGGATTGTGCATGGCCCGGAGGTTGCCCAGGCTTTGGCCGCCGCTGGCCTGAAAGATGTCGTCCGACCAGGTCTTGATGAAGGGCTTACTGGCCTCGTAATCGAAGACCTCTTTCTGGGGGTCAGGCTCCTGGGCCGCGGCCCGGCCATGAGCTTCCACCGTGCCGTCATCCAGTTCCACCACCTTGGTCAGGGGCGCAAAAAGAATTCTTTTCATTCTAACCTCCCAACATGGCCGTCATTTGGGCCATCTTTTCAGGATCGATCTGCACCGGGGTCTGACCCCAGAGCAGGCGCAGCGTGCTCTGTCCCTCCCGGGTGGAGAGCACATACCTCAGCCACTGAAATTTCTCCGGCAGGGCAGTGACGCCGGCGTCCCCGCCGGCAGACAAATACCTGTTCCAATCCCCAATCGCCTGTTGCAGTTCCCGGTTGGCGAAATCCTGATAGACTACTTGCATCCGCAGAGCTTCAGCCAGGGGCAGGGGCGCCTCCGGACAATGCCCCCGGGGACAACTGATTGGGAAAGTCCCCGCCAACTCCACCAAGGCCTGGTCATCCGGGGCTACCACCCCAAACAGGCGGCAGATCAGCGGCCGCCGGGTATAAATCTCGCAGCCGAACTCCCCCAAAAAGGGGCAGGCGGCCAGTGCCGGGCCGGTGGCATACTTCCCCGGATGCCTGATCTCCCTCCACTCAGACAGGGTCATGGTCCGGGCGTCCCCTTCGCAGCATTCCCGGCAACCCGGCTCACAGCTCATGGCCGGGATCTGCTTCTTCCAGGATTTGAGGAGGCGTTGGATCATTCCCCTTCTCCCTGTTGTTCCGACACCACCGGCAGTACATCGCAGACGCAATTAGGATGATAGGGCGGGCCCATATCCCCTGACGGGAAGGCCTCATCCAGGGGAATCACCCCGGCGTCGGCGTTGTCGTCACACTCGTCCGGCGCGTCGTGCTCGCTGCCCAGGATAGATTCCTTGCCGCTCACCACCCCGGATTCCCGGTAGGCCATCAGATTGCCTTCCACGTCTGCCCGAGCGATCTCGGTGCGGGCGATCATGTCGCTGCGCGATTCCGAAAAGCCGAAATTCTCCTGCAGGGCCTGGCCCAACTGCTTGGTGCTCCAGCCTTCTTCCACCGCCTGGGTGACATCGGCCCGGAGATAATCCCGGGTGGACTCCTGGATCTTGGTCACCAGCTCGGCGGCCCGGTTCTCGGCCCACTCCACCGCCAGCGTATTGACCTGGCTGACGATGGCCTTATCCTCAACATCTATCTGAGTGAAGGCCGCCAGGCCGCCGTTCTGCGCTGCCTGGGCCAGCAGCGCCGCTACCTCATCCTGAGTGGCCTCGATCCCCTCAAACCGCAACTCCATGAGGAGCCGCCAAATCTTGGCCCCCTGATCCTCATCCGTTTTGGACAGGCCCAGGGCCTCGCCGAGCCGCTCCGCCGAAGCCTGGGCATCGGCCTTGAGGGCCGCTTGCATCAACTTCTGCAACTCAGCCCGGGCACTGACAACCTCCGGCCGCTCCCGGTCTATGGGCTTTATTTTTTTGTTCTTAGCGACCTTGGCCAGCTTCTGAGCCGGGTGTGGATGCGGCCCTGCCACATCCGTGGACTTCTTGCCATCCCCCGGCTCTGGGGTCCCTGGTTCCCCATTGGTATTCAGTGGCGCCGACGTCCCCACCTGCGGTCCTTCCGGCAGCGCCGGCGGCGCCTTCCCAATGTCATCCAGCAGCACCGGGCCCGCCACGGTCATGAGGAAATCCGGCACGCCGTCTTTCTCATAGCCCCGGTCCTGGCGGATTTCGCTGCGCCGCCGCACCCCGGAGCGCAGACGAATCTCATCAATCTCCGCCTGCTCCTTGGGCTTGGTGGTGCTCTCTTCTTCCCAGGCAAACTCTACCAGGTTAAAACCGCCCCGCTCCAAACCCTCGTCAACCCCGTCCTTGACCCATTCCTGCAAGGGCGCCAGGCCCTCCTCCAGGGACGCCTGCTCGGCGGTTTCGGCGGTGGCCCGGTTCATCTGCTGCACAAAGGCCTTGGGCGACAGGGAGAAACAGTAGCACACCACCCGGGCGAACCACTCGTCAATGGGGTCTTTGAGGGCGGCCTCTTTCATGGAATGCGGCGTCATGCCCTTGGGCACCCAGGTGCCCCGGCGGCGCTGGGCGGTGTTGCCGGCGAAGAGGCTGTCCCAATATTGCTGCCACTCCCGGATCTGCTCGGTGGACCAGGATTCGGACACCTCCAGCAGGGAGTCCGGCAGATTCCCCTCAGTGTAGTATTGCAGCAGGTGGAGCTGCCGCCGGATGACGAGGTTGACGGTGATGATGATCTGCTCCACCGGGGAGAGGCCGTAAACCCGCCAGGATAAGGGATTGCGGGGAAAGTAGATCAGCTCCGCCTGGGTATAGTTCGCGGCCACCACGCCCTTAAGGACCTGCTGGTAGGCCGGCAGCGGCGGCGCCGGCGTCCGCCCGGAGTCGTCCAGCACCGGCTTGATCAGGGCCCCGTCCATCACTTCCAGGGCATAAAGGCCGCCGCCCCGGTCGGGCCGGGGATAGAGGGTGGCGCAGTCGCCCACGAACATATCCTCCATCCACATGCGCAGCCATTGATTCCAGCGATGCATCCGGTCGGGCTTTTTAAACAGGGCCTTGGCCTGCTTGGCTTGGGCCTCCGCCGCGGCCAGGAGGCGCTTGCCGCCGGCGGCGGTCTCCTCCGTGGCCTGGATGTTCCAGGAGAGCTTGCACAACTGGTCCTTGCGGGTCTCGATGGCCAGGCGCACCAGGTCGCAGTTCAGGGCCAGGGCCCGGAGGTGCCCGAAGGAAAGGGGCTCCTCGCCCCGGGGCTGGGTCCTGAGGTTGTAGCCCGGCGGGTAATCCCACTGGCGGCCTTTGACCGACGGCGGGGCCGCCGGGGCCTGGGGCTCGCCGGGGCCGAACCAGGCCTCGTCGAATCGTGGGGCGGGCGTCCCCGCCCGCCAGACGCTCGTCTTGCCGCTCACCCGATCCACGATGCCCAAATCCAAGGGCTTTTTATTGCCTGAGTTGAGCAAGCTCCGCCTCGGTTTTTTCCATCAGCACGTCGGCCAACTGCCTCTGGGCTTTAAGCCCCAACAGCCGCTCCTCCAAAACCTGAATCTGCAACTGGCGGTTTTCCTCCGCCAGGGCCTGGACAATTTCGATTGCCGCTGGTTTTGTGTCAGCCATGCAGCCCCCTAAAAGTAAACAGTGCACTTCAAAATAGCGTTCTCGCCTCCGGTTCGGATGGCCTTGAAGCAGTATTCAGATTTTTCATTTTCAGCTAACCATCAACCCCTGGCCCCTGACCCCTGCCGTCTGCCCCTTCCTCCGGGCCTCCTCCGCCTGTTGCTTCTCCACCTCATCCCGGTAATAATCGAACAAGCCCATGCCGGCGCCCCCTTCCAGGAGCGTCATGGCCCCTTGGAGGGCGTCGGGGCCGTCGTCATTCACCGTCTTGGAGGGGAAATAGAGCAACTGCTCCATGAGCAGGTCCTGGTTGCCCTGGCCCCGGCAGAAGCGGATCTGGCCCCGCTCCACCTTGGGGGACATGCCGGAGATCCGGGTTTCCTTGTTGACCGTCTGATCCGTGCCCTTGATCGGCAGATGAAAGCCCCGCTGGGCCGCGGCCCGGTCAAATTCACGAAGCAGCAATTTCTGGAAGGCCACCACCTCTACCCCGAACTGCCAGTAGCCCCACTGCTCATGCCGGGCGTATGCCGCGGCAATAGCGGCGTCGATGGAGGCCTTGCGGATATAGGCGTCCAGGACGTAATAGATCATCTCCCGCCGGTCCCAGCCCACGGTGATGATGGCCTTGAAATCGGAGCTGGCGTTGGCCTCGACGCTCGGGTCGAAAAACCCGGCCACCACCAGGTGCTTGCCGCTCAACTCCTCGGGGTGATAAAACTTGAACCAGTCCTCCTGGAAGACGCCTTCCTCATTCACCGGGTTGTTCTGCTTCTCGGTGTTGAAGGCCAGGCTGCCCATCATTTTTTTCTGTTCCAGCAGCTTGGCTACCGGGTGCAGGGACGGCCAGAACGACACCAGCATGGTCTTGCCGTCTGGCCCGGTCTCCTCGTTCAAGGCTCGGTACAGGTGCCGCTGCCAGTGGCGCCAGGGCTCGTCCTGCGAGTGGATGGCAATCCACAGGGCGCTCCTGTTGGCCAGAATCGTCCCGATCCACAGAAGGCTCCCGGTGGCGTCGATGGACGGGTAGACCGCCCGGGTGACCCAGGCCAGGAGCTTGCGCACCAGGTCGGGGCTCTTGACGTTCTGGTCGTTTTCCAGGTCGTCCAGAATCACCAGGTCAGGGCGAAACTGCTTATGCTTCAAGCCCCGCAAGCGCTGGCCCCGGCCCCGGGCCTTGAGACGCACGTCGTTGAGGGTGACAAAATCGTCCACGGCCCAGTTGTCCCGCACTAACTCGCCGAAATCACACTTGATCCGCTCGTTGTAGAGCAGCTCCAAATAGATGTAGCCGGTGAGGTCTGAGGCCAGGTCCTCGGTATCGCTGCCCAGGATGATGAAATGGCGCAGACCGTGGCAGATCTGGTGCAGAGAATACCCGAAGGATACGATGGTGGACTTGGCCCCTTCCCGGGGCGCGGCGTCCACCGTCGGGGTCACCACCTCCCCGGGGCCGGGGCGCCGGTCAACCTGGGCGATTAATTCATGATGAAACGGCGCCTCCGGGGCACTGAAATAATGGGGCAGGTAGGTGCGGAAAAACTCGAAATGATCGGTCTTGCAGCGATCCCGCCGGGCCGCCTTGGCGGCCTCGGAGGTATCCACAAAGGCGGAGACTTCCCGGAAGAGGCGGCCGAGGATCTGGTCGGCCTTCTCCTGAAACTGCTTGCGGGTGAGCTTCAGCTTGAGGGTGCGCGTCGCCATGATTTATTTATTCCAGGCTCCGGAACCAGGTGCGGATGCGGCCGCCGATAAGCTGCAATTCCCCCGGCGGTAGGTTCTCGGCCTTGAGAAAATCGGTGAATTCCTTCATAACCTCAACCGCCATGACCCGGAGATCCATCGCCTGGCGCTCCACCGACTTGATGGCCGCCATGGCCTTGTTGATGGCATCGAAGGTGGCGTTATCCAACACCCCTTCTTCTGCCTTACCCTCCAGGGTGGTCAGGTATCTCTCCAGGGCCCGGCGCATCCGCTCGGCCAGGTCCCGCGGGCTGGCCAGGGCCGCGGCCCGCTTGGCTTCCCAGCCTCCCTTGGTGCGCCACTTATACAGGGTGTTGGCGCTCACCGGCAGGATCTGGGCGATTTGCTCGGCGGTTTTGTTCTCCCGGACGTAGAGACGCTCGGCCTCATCCCAGTATGCTTCTTCCTTGCGCCCGGCCATCAGCCCCCCAGGTCCTTCTGCAGCTTGCGGGCCTCCGCCAAAACCTCCATTAATTCCTTGGCCGCCTGGAACACGTGTCCATCCTTGATGGAGTCCAGGTCGTCATCCCGGAGTCGGAAGGTGCTGACATTGATATTTTCTATGAGCTGGTCTATCTTGATCAGCAAGGCCCGGAAGCGCTCCTGCTTCTCCACCATTGCCCCTTTTTTCATCAGGTCCAAAGCGTCCGCCATATCATCTCCCCAGTAAAAACGGCAGCGCCCGGGCCGTCAGGTCCAGCAAAAACGCCAGGAGCCACAGGGCGCCCAGGAGGTAGGCCAGCTTCAATTTGAGGGGGCTGATTTTGGCGTCCACCTTGGCCTCGATCCGGGCCAGCGCATCCTTGGTATCCAGGACCACGCAGGTGTGACCCGGGTCCCGATGTACCGCACAGGGGCAGTTTTCCAGCTTTTGCAATCTCCCCTCCCGATTTTTGCTCCCGGCCTCCTGCCGTTCCATCCGGCCGCTGATCTGCGCCCGCAGCAGGCTGATTTGGTGCATGAAGCGCCCGTCGATCCGCTCCAGCAACAGGGGGAAGTTTCTCCGGGCTTCCTCGCTCAAGCCATCCAGCAGCGTCGAATTCTCCGGATCAGGATACACGGCGGCTCAGTCCCGTAGCCCCGGGCGTCCCGCCTGAGGACCGGCGTCGATGCCGGGGAAGGGACTGGGGGCTTGCTCATCTTTCAGTCCCACCGGCTCTTTGGTGATCAGGCGCAAGACCAGGTTGATAACGGTCAGGATGCCCCCCTGCACCTCGGCGTCGATGACAAATCCGAACCGGCTCTGGGCCACCAGGGCCACCCCGGCCACCAGGTTGATCCACAAAGTCTTTGACCTATACCAGGCTTTCTTGTCCACGACCCCTCCCTCTTAAATCGGTGATCCCCCGAACCGGCCTGACGGCACGGCTAACGGCCTCGGGGGCACGGCCAGCCACGACATGGGCTTACTTGACGCCGGCCTGTCCGGCTAATTCCTGGGCCGCCTGGGCCTGCAAATCCAACTGTTCAATCTGCCCGGCGCTGGCGCATTTCTGCTTTTCAATGACATCGGCCAGGGCCAGGGCCGTATCAGCGGCCACCACTGCCAGCCGGACCTTGTCGTCCACCTGCGACCCCGGCGACCCCAACTGCCCCACCAGGAAATCATAAAACCCGTTGACCAGACCCACCGCTCCCTTGACCTTGCCGAAATTGCCGGGCTTATCGCAGCAGCCCGTTAGCAGTATCAACAGTCCGGCCAAAACCAGGATCAACCGAAAGTATTTCATTGTTGTTCTCCCTAAAAGTTCAGGTTCGTTTCCTCATCTTTCCATAATTGCAAACTTTTTTGTTGCCGCTATTGCCGCTATTGCCGCTAAAGTTGCATCAAGGCAAAAAAAATGGCCCCCGAAGGGGCCATTTCGCCATGTAGGGCGGGCATTACCCGCCATCGTTAAGCCGGTTGAGGACCGCCAGGTATTCATCGAGGGACGATTTCGCAATCAGCCACTTGCGGCCGGTCTTGATACCCACCAGGGTTTGGTTTTCGCAGAGCTGGCGCACCCGCCGCTCTTTCAGGTGCAGCCGGTCCGCCGCCTGGTCAGTCCGCAACCACTTCTCCTCCCGACTCTGCGCCGCCACCGCCGGATGCCAGTTAGCCATTGTGCTCTCCCTGCCCTATTTCCTCAAGGCCGCCAGGGTCAGCGGCCCCTCAACCTCCAGCGGGCATCCCGCCCGCCGTCCTTCTTCAGGTCGCCACCCGGTCCCAGGGGTACCTGGGGCCGGGGTCGGCCTTGCGGCCCGGGGGGGTCGCCACGTCCTCATGCCCCACCACGTCTTCCAGCCCATAGGCGGCAAACAGGGCCTCGATAATGGCCCGGTTAGCCTCTACCTGGCTCGCCGGCCAGGCATCCCCCCGGCCGACGTTTTCAATGCCGATGGAGAAATTATTGACCCCGGACTCGCCGTCATACGACGACACCCCGGCGTGCCAGCCCCGGAGATTGAAGGGCAGCAGCTGGTAGACCGTGCCGTCCTTGCCAATGACCAGGTGCGCCGACACCCCGGCCTTGGGGCTGCACAGCCACGACAGCGCCCCGCTTAGGCTGTTGTCGCCGGTGTAGTGAATGACGATAATCCGGGGAGTGATCACCCCGCCATGATTCGGCGACGGCCGGTGTGTCACCCTTTTTCCGTTGAGATACAGCCAATGGTTTTTAACGGAGTACATCTGACTCCCTCCCTCAAATCAATCCCAAATCCCGGAGCACCGCCCGGGTCATGGTTTTGGGGTCATACCATCCCGGTTTAAATTTGCCGGTTTTGGACCTTTTTAGGGACGGCGTCCCACCGGGACCCGAAAAGCTGCTCATCATCACCGCCGGATCC